TATTACGCAGCAGGATATACATTTAATAACTTAATATTCTCAGGTAACACTTTTGATGTAAACAACTCATCAGGTTCTACTCAGGATGTTAATAAAGCTAATGGTTCTAATCCTTCAACATATACAGGAACATTGGTTAATTTCCTTGCAACCTTCACTTTAACTCTGACCAATCTTATTGGTGGTTCTATTATGTCAGTAACTATTGTTAATAGTTCAACAAGAACAGAATTAAAATACGAACTATTAACAGGTACATCAACAACTTATTCTCATGCTGGTGGTGAAGTAGTAGATATTTTATTAAATGCTTTAGATTATGATCCTAATCTTTCTGACATTTATGACTTAACATTAGATAACGCAGATCAATCAATTAAATTCCAAGTAGTTGATGATCTTAACTATGAAAATTTATAGTTTATTATAGAAAATCACTCAAAATTGTTTTCTACAAATGATATAGGTAAAACATACAAAGAACTTGGGTTTTATTTTGAACACATCACCGAAAAAGATAAATAACATTATAAAAACAAACATTTATAGGAAAAATAACAAATGGCAAAAATTACCGATCCAGACAATCTTGCTCTTGCAACTAACGCTTCAGCAACCACAGAAGAAGTGGAAATACAAACAGGTGCTAAGACTGTTAAACTGACTCTTGTTGGTGACTTAGATGATACTGCGCCCGGCAAAACGTCAGGTGTAACAGCAAAAGCATTATATTCATTTTTAAAAGAAGAATTCCTAAATGGTACGGATTCAGCTACTTTACGTAGATTCAAATTCCCATTAAAAATGATCTTCGAAGGATCATTCATTTGGGTAAATGGTTGGAGTCCAGCAGATCAACAAACACGTGATTTGTTTCGTGATGCAGGTTTTCAAGAAGGTGTATCTTCTAACGAAAACGCATGTATGGTTTCACTAGGTTCTGTAAATGCGCCCGGCGCGGATTTAGCTTACTATACACAAGCAGCAGGTTTTACAGAAGCAATTACAAACTATGATAAAACAGGTGAGCTTAATGAAAACATTGATGTCACAGGTTCAACATCTTACAAGAAATCATTCTTACGCGAACAAGGCAAATTATATGCAGAATATAACTTACTATTAGAGCAGGGTTTATCTGCGCTTTCGTTCCAAGCATATGCTTTTCCATTATCAAATGGTACTGACTTAAAAATTTCAGCAAGTGATGCATCAATTGATGCTGATGCGCCATACACGGGTATGGAAATTAACTTCCTTAAAGGAACAACATTTGATACTGCTGCGGTAACAACTTATGTTGCTGAAGAAGTATTACAAGATACTGCGGGTCGTTGGTTCTTTGTAACAACAGGTGGAACGATTGATGCTGCTGGTGTAGCTGATTATACCGCTAACGGTGGTACTGCGGTACTTGCTGCTTATTATGGTGAAGAACTTATTGGTTCAACTTATTATGCATTCAATCGTTATGTGACGTGTAATGGTGGTACAGATATTGAATCATATGAATATATGATGCGTAGTCTACGCCAATCTGGTGATATTAATGGTGATAATGCTGCTATTACATCAGGTCAAGGTGGGTTTGGTATAATTAATGGTAATGTTGCTGAACTATTAGCGGTATACGTTGGTGATACATTAAAACCTAAAGGTGGTGTATTGCTTCGCGGATTTGATGCGAATTCAACAAATAATATTATTCATAGTCCTATTGATGTTGATTCTGGTGGTGTTGATTCAGTGACATTTGTTCCTGTGTCAACAACAGAAGTTCAATTCCCGTTTGTTGCTGCGGGTAACTTTAATTTTTCTGATAACTTAGACGCACAACCAGATGCACAAACTTTCTATACTGTATATTTTGATTACATCACAACTACTACCTCAACAGGTATTGCGTTAACAGGTGCAAGTGGTACAACAGGTACGCTTGATTATACTGCTGATGTAGGAGTTTTAGATCATTTACAATCTGGTGATTATATTAATGTGACTGGTTTTACTGGTACGACTACCAATGATGGTTTATATATTCTTACTGGTGCGCCAACTACTAATACTATTGCAGTTACTAAACAAGATGGAGTTACACTTGTTAATGATGCTGCTGGTGAATCTATTGTGGTTCTTGAAAATCCATTTGAATCGCCGGGCGCAATTATAGCTCAAGACAATAGTAGTACTGACATGAGTGGTCAGATTACTGCCACAACTATTGCATGGGATTTTGATTACACTAATAACGTACAAGGTGGTCGTACAGGTAATACACCTGCTGCTATTCGTGTAGTCGCACAGGCGTTAGACGGTGCTGAATGGATTGATGCAGCATACACAATTACTGCTGCAACAGGTCAGAATATCGCTATAAATGCTGCAACGGAAAGAAATTATTCCAATCCAGCTTAATAGTTATTGATTAAAATGGATGACACTAAACATATCATCCATTTTAATCACTATAAATAACACAAAGGTGGGTAATTTATGACAAAAAAACAAGACAAATTAGAAAATGATATTGAAGAATTAGAACTTCATGATAAATCTAAAAAGGATATTGAAAAAGTAATTAGTGCTCTTTCACAGGAGGGTATGGAATTACGCAGACAACGGAAAATAATTAGATATCAACTTTATCGTTTGAAAGGTGAAGCTGAAGGTCGGTGTGTTAATGTTTCTGAAGAAGGGTTTAAAGAAATATTTGAAACTCAACCATTTTTTACTGGATGGAGAAACTTTTCAATATCTTGGGATGTTGCTATGGACGAACCTTTAAGGATCGTCAGCAGACAACATTCTGTACAAGATGAATGGGATGAGGTTGTTAAATCTAAATTTCCTTCAATTCAACCGGGTGGAAAAATAATTTATCCAGACGTAAAAGTTAGAAAAAAAGTTGAAGCAGAAGCAAAAAAACAATCTAAGAAAAAAACTGCTAAAAAGAAAAAACAACCATAGATAAATATCATAATGGGCAGTAAAGCAACTTTTGACGCAGTTAATAAACTGATAACATTAATAGAAGTTCCAACAAATAATCAGGTGAACCTGAGTACTGCTATCGACTTGTATTCCGATGCAAAGGAAGATTGGCAATCAGATAGCATATTAAAGAAATTCACTTTTCCATTTCGAGTAATTGGTGGTGATGATTTGGGTGGTGGATTAACTGCGGGTTCATATTTTTTCTTACGCAATGATCTTGGGTGGAGAATAAAACCATATGAAGATGATCATGAGTTAACTGTTGATGGTAACTTATATGCTAATGATCCTAATACAGTTATATTCAGACCGACCACAGGTGCGTACACAGTATCAGTTCGATTAAGTACATCTTCATTAACCCAACAAACTGCTGGAACCGATCCAAGTTCATTAGCAACTGCTGTACGTTCTGAACTTACACCTGAATTGACTTTAATGGATGCTAGTGTATCTAGTAGAGCAACACAAACGTCTGTAGATAATGTTCAAACGGATATAGATGCTATTGAAGTAACGCTTGCCAATATATCATCGGTCATTGACGATATACTGAAATATGGAAAAAACAATACAAAAATTGATGCAGTTAATAAACAATTAGTCATTTATGATAATGATGGTATAGCTGAAATCAAACGTTATGATCTTAAAGACCGTGATGGTGTTGCATCAATTGTAGAAATATTCGAACGTATAGCAGTTTAATCTATGTCTATTATCACCAACGGATTAGGTTCAAACGCCACTAATCTTATTCTTGGTATGGTTCAGCTTGGTTTCTTAGAAATAATTATTGAACCAGAATCTCCAATCATCCCTCCAAGTGTTACAGGTGGTGCAGGTGGGGATTACCCAGACATTCAACCAAGACACAAGATAACATTTGTGATACGTCACAAAGATTCTACATGGGAGAAATCATATGTTGTTGATCAATCTAGGGGATTGATACTCATTAGAGTTACAAAGGTTGCAACAAAAGTTATAAATACCATAATGATACAAATAAAGAAAATTACTAAGAAAATTGGTAATATTCATATTAACATATGGAAATAACATGTATATCTATTGTATAACAAATTTAATTAACAATAAAAAGTATATTGGCCAAACTACACAAAAACCTCCACAAAAACGTTGGAATAATCACAAATGTAGTGCCAATAACAACACATGTTGTGTTGTTCATGATGCAATAAAAAAATACGGTATTGATAATTTCACATTTGATATTATAGATGAATGTACATCAATAATAGATCTCAATAAAGCTGAAATCAAATGGATAAATTATTATGACACATTCCTAGGCGAAGGATACAATATGAATGAAGGTGGTAGTAATTATATTATGTCAGAAGAACATAAACAAAAAATTGGTACAGCAAATAAAGGCAAAATTCGTACAGAAGAAACTTTGAAAAAAATGTCTGATTCACACAAAGGACATATTATGTCTGAAGAAACAAGAAACAAAATATCAAAAGGTAATAAGGGTAAAATTCGTACAGAAGAAATGAAAATAAAAATGAGGGAAAGAAGTACTGGTAAATCTCATTCAGAAGAAACTTTGAAAAAAATGTCAGAAAAAGCAAAAGATCCAAAACATTATGAAAAATTGTTAATATGGCATGGCATAAATGCTCACCCAAGAAACAGAGAAATTATCAAAATAAACAAGAAAACCAACCAACTAATAGAAAAATTCAAATCTATAGCGGAAGCAGCAAAAATATCAGGAATCAACCCATCATCAATATCAAGATGTGCTAATGGGTATTCAAAATCTGCGGGTGGATTCATTTGGTGTTTTATATAAATACTATAACAACTTAGGAAGTAAAATGATAGAACTAATATTAAACGAACATCAAGAATTGATGTTCGAAACAGACATCACAGGAATCACAAACGAAAAGGTTGATGTTTCGTTTGTGATTGAAAATGACGGAATTGGAATGTCGTTCAAGGGTAACTTAGTGGATGGTGTTGTTACTGTTAATTTTCCAATATTAACTAATATATTAGAAGCAAAAACTTACGATTCAAAATTGGTATTTGTTATTGAAAATACTAAATATTTCGAACCGATGAAGACACAAGTAAATTTCATACAACCAATATCAATCACAACTAAACCTAAAAAGTCTTCTGCTGTGAAAAAGGTAGTCAAGGAAGATACCATAGCAGTAGAAGGTATTAAGATTAATTCAGTGAAAGTAACAAGTGTTAAACCTGTGATGGAACGTCTTGAAGATAGTATTAAAGATCTTGCGGCAGCAGATAGTGTTGGATCTTTAATTTCAATCTATAATAAAGAAGTTCTACTTAAAGAAAGTGCTGATACAAACGCCAAAGATGCTATTGATTTTATTGATGCTTTCTGTAAAGACAAATATAACAAAACATTTAAAGAATATATTGCGGATACTAAGTAATGTTTATTTACTGTATTACAAATCTAGTGAATGACAAGAAGTATATCGGTCAAACTATCAACAAACCGTTAACTAGGTGGAATAGTCACAAA